TCGTCGTGGTATTACTGATTTCGTTGTTAAGTGCGATGAGTCTAACAACACAGGTGAAGTTATCGATCGTAACGAATTCGTTGCTGATATCTTCGTTAAGCCAAATCGTTCTATCAACTTTATCACTCTCAATTTCGTTGCTGCTCGTTCTGCGATTAACTTCTCAGAAATCGGTGCGTAATTTAAGATAAATAAGAAAGAACACAAGGAGATTTAAATGGCAAATATTGCTGACTTCAAAGCGCAGATGATTGGTGGTGGTGCTCGCCCTAATCAATTCCGTGTTGAACTTTCATTCCCAACTTATGTTACATTGGGTGTAGTTGCAGGACAGCGTGCACAGTTTTTGTGTAAAGCTGCACAACTACCTGCTTCCACTATCGAAACTCTACCAGTATTGTATCGTGGTCGTCCAGTTAACTTTGCTGGTGAAAGAACTTTCCAACCATGGACTGTGACAATTTACAACGATACTACTTTTGGTATCCGTAATGCATTAGAGCAATGGCAATCTGGTATTCAGAACTATAACACTACTAATGGTCGTGTTAATCCTACTGATTACCAAGTTGACTTAAACGTACACCAATTAGATCGTAATGGTGCAATTATCAAGAGTTACAAATTCGTTGATGCTTTCCCAACTACTATTTCTGCAGTTGGCTTAGATTACGAACAACAGAATGCGATTGAACAGTTTGATGTAGAGTTCCAATACAACTTCTTTACATCTGCTACTGGTGCAGCTGCTGGCTTTGGTGTCAATGTTTCTATTGATACTCCAGTTGGTAGTTTCCCACTTTAATAATTAACTGAAGGTTTTTACATTATGCAGATATTTGGGTTTGAAATAAAACGCAAAGAGAATGAGGCACTACCTAGCGTAGTGCCTCCTTCCGCACAAGAAACAGGCGCAACCGTAGTAAACACTGGTGTAAATGCTGGTGGTTACTATGGTATGGTCATGGATCTTGAAGGTGTCATTAAAAACGAAAACGACCTAATCCGTCGTTATCGTGAAGTTGCTCAATATAGTGATTGTGATAATGCAATTGAAGATATCATTAATGAAGCGATTGTAGCTGATGAAGAAAAGACATCAGTTGAAATCATTTTAGATGATGTTAAAGTTTCTTCTAATATCAAAACTAAGATAAGAGAAGAATTTAATAATATTCTTCGCACTCTTAAGTTTAACGAAAGAGCGCATGAAATCTTCCGTAGCTGGTATGTTGACGGAAGATTATATTATCAAATTCTTATTGATGAATCAAAAATTAAGGATGGTATCGTAGAATTACGTTACATTGATCCTCGTAAGATTCGTCGTATTAAAAATGTTAAAAAAGCAAGAACACCACAGGGTGTTGAAGTTGTACAAGAAGTAGAAGAGTATTATCTTTACAACGACAAGGGTATCACTGAGCAAACAACGCATGGTGTTAAACTTGGATTAGATTCAGTAGTCTACTGCCCATCAGGTTATGTAGACTCGAATACTGGTATGGCAATGTCTTATCTTCATAAGGCAATCAAACCAGTAAATCAATTAAAGATGATTGAAGATTCTTTGGTCATCTATCGTATCAGTCGTGCACCTGAACGAAGAATTTTCTATATCGATGTTGGTAATTTACCTAAGTTGAAAGCAGAACAGTATGTAACGGACATTATGAATAAGTTCCGTAACAAGATTGTTTATGATGCAACTACTGGTGAAACACGTGACGATCGTCGTCATTTATCAATGATGGAAGATTTCTGGATGCCACGTCGTGAGGGTGGTAAGGGTACAGAAATTACTACACTTCCAGGTGGTCAGAATTTAGGTGAGATTCAAGACATTGAATATTTCCAGAATAAACTTTATCATGCATTGAATGTTCCAATTAGCCGTATGCAACAGCAACAAGGTTTTAGTATTGGTCGTTCAACAGAGATTAGTCGTGATGAAGTTAAGTTTAATAAGTTTATTGTTAGACTCCGTAAGAAATTTAGTATGTTGTTCTCACATGCGTTGAGAGTTCAGTTAATCGCTAAAGGTGTTATCCGTCCAGATGAGTGGGATGACATTCAATTTAATATCAAATATGATTATCTTGAAGACAATCATTATGCTGAATTAAAAGATTCTGAAATCCTACAGCAAAGAATGGGATTGTTACAGTTGATGGATCCATACATTGGTAAATATTACTCAATGGATTGGGCTCGTAAGAATGTTCTTCACCTCGATGAAAAAGATATCAAAGAGATGGATAAACAGATTGCAAACGAGAAAGATCAAATGATCGCCAACGCTGAGACTCAAGGACAGATACAATTGGCTATGCAGCAACCACAAATGGATGCTCAAGCACAGCAACAACAGGCAATGCAGCAGCAACAACCTCAGCAAGATCAAGGTGCTCCTGATCAACAAGAAGCTGATGCTGAAGCAGAACAAGATGCTGGGCAAGATACGGATACGCAACAAAGTAAAGGGAAAGTTACCAAATTAAAAACTGGTACTTGGCCAAATTAATAGGAGAATATTATGAGTGAAACAGTACAAAATTTAGTCCAAGCAATTCAAGCTGGCGATGCATTTGAGACAGAACAAGCGTTTGCAAATGCAATGGCAGAAAAGTTATCTACTCGTTTAGATACAATGCGCCAAGATGTTGCACAAGGTATGTTTGCACAAGCAACAGAACAAGAAGCTGAACCTACTACGGAAGAGTAATGCGTTACTACGAATTTACAAAATCTCTAAAGCGATCTGATATCGTTGAAAGCGTCAGATCCTATCTTCAGTTAATCGAAAGAACTGAAGACGATACGATTTTGATAAATGGTATTGAAACAGAATTTACGAGTTTAGAAGAAGCAAGACAATACATTAAACAAGACTACATTTCGCATCAATTAGAAGAACAAGTATCAAAAGACTTATACGAGGAACTATCAGAACATACTGTCGCAAATATTATTAAAGAATATCACGATATTAAAGTTACCGATACATTAATCGAAAATTATATAAAACTTGCTTCTTCTCACATGTTTAGTGTAGACCCAGTTGTTCAAGGTATTCGTTCTCTTAATAAACTTGACAGATTGGTTGAGGGTAAATTGCATTATGTTCTTGGCGATGAGTCAATTGTAACTATTGACGAGCGTACTCAAGTGCGCCTAAATAACTTATTACAGAATCAAAAAGAAATTATTGAGTATATGAGAGAGTCAAAAGAGAACTTCTTTCATGTGCTTACAAAATTAGAGGAATAATAAAATGCCGATGGTTTTTACCACCCTTAAGAATACAAATCAGGAAAGTGTGATTCACTTCGCATCTTCTGCCGCAGAGTCTGGCACTATTACTATTGCCAACTTAACTGCAACAAGTCAAGCAAGAAATGCAGCTACTCCAACAGTTAATATTGTTAAATGGCAAATCACTGGCGAGTTGGCTTCAAAGGTTAGCGTTGTTCGTAACAGCAAAAATGTTATTGTATGCGCCCCAGAGAATGCTCCTTATGCAGAATTAAATGCATGGGGTATTCCACTAACTAATGATAACACTTCTGACATCGTTGTTACTAATGGTGCAGCAAAAGATGTTACTGGTATTTTGGTTCTTCGTAAAGTTGCTGGCTGGTCTACTAAAGTTGAAGACGCTACTTACGGTGCTTACGATGATCCAACTCGTGTTGGTGCTTCTACCACATTAAGTGGTTCTCCAGATAAGGTATAATCATGAGACTAATTAGAGAAGTTTTCGAACAAACAAATACTATTGTTGAGTCCAAACTCGGCAAGGGTAAAGAATATTTTATTGAAGGAATTTTTCTTCAATCTGAACTGAAAAATCGTAATGGTCGTATGTATCCAGAATCAGTTATGGATAATGAAGTAGGTCGTTACATTAAAGAATCTGTCGAAAAGAATCGTGCCTATGGCGAACTTGGTCATCCAGATACTCCTTCCATTAATTTGGATCGTGTATCACACATGATTGTTAGTTTGCGCAAAGAAGGCACTAATTACATCGGCAAGGCAAAAATTCTAGAAACCCCAATGGGTCAAATTGCACGTGGTCTTTTAGATGGTGGTGCAAACCTTGGAGTATCTAGTAGAGCATTGGGTTCCCTTCAAACAAATAACGAAGGTGTTCAAATTGTTCAAGACGATTTTATGCTGTCCACTGCAGCTGACATCGTTGCCGATCCATCTGCTCCAGATGCGTTCGTTAGAGGTATTATGGAGTCAAAAGAGTGGATCTTTGTTGATGGAAAGTTTGTGGAACAACATATTGAGGAAGCACAGCGTTCTATTCGTAGAGCTTCTTCACGCAATTTACAGGAAGCAAAGATTTATGCTTTCCAAAAGTTTCTGAGTAAAATCAGATAAATTATAAATAATTTAATAGAACTATCCAGTTACAGGAGAAAACGATGTCAATCGAACAAAAAATCGCAGAAATTTTGGCTGAGTCTAAGAAATTAGACGAATTCAAAGTGCACGGCACAGAAGGTGGTATGGACTCAGGTAAAGACGGAGCAGAGGCTGGTGATCAGTCTCCAATCCGTATTGCATCTAATAATGTACCAAATGGTGGTGAAACACCAAATGAAGCCAATGCAAAAAACAATGTAGATAACGAAGATGAAGCTGCAAATGCTACATCCCAGAAGTCAAACCCTGCTACTGCTAAAGCAGTTGCTGGTGATCAAGCAGTCATTCGTACAGGTACTAGCGTTAAAGAAGATGTTGACGCATTGTTGAATGGTGAGGAACTATCTGAAGAGTTCCGTGCTAAAGCAGAAACTATTTTCGAAGCAGCTGTTATGACTCGTGTTAAGTCAGAAGTTGCTCGTATTGAAGAAGAATTCGAAAGCAAACTAGCGGAAGCTGTTGCGAAGAATACAGAGGGAATTGTTGAGCAAGTTGATGGATACCTCGGTTATATTGCCGAGCAGTGGATGACACAGAATGAAATTGCCCTAGAGCGTGGTATGAAATCCGATATTCTTGAAGGTTTCATTGGCGGTCTGAAGAATTTATTTGAAGAGCACTATATCGATATTCCTGAAGAGAAATTCGATGTGCTTGGCGAAATGGAATCTAAGATCGATGAATTGGAAGCAAAACTTAATGAACAAGTTGCAGCTAACATTGAACTAAGCAAGACTCTTGCTGAAAGCACTCGTGCTGAAATCGTTAAGACTGTAAGCGAAGGCTTGACAGATACAGAAACTGAAAAGTTTATGTCTCTTGTTGAAGAACTCTCTTATGAAGACCAAGCAAGTTTTGAAACAAAAGTAAAGACTATCCGTGAAAATTACTTCACAACCAAAGCAGCTACAGTTCAATCTGTAGTTACTGATGCTCCAGTAGAAGCATTGACAGAAGAAGTTTCTAAGAAATTAGATCCAGCTATGTCTGCTTATGCTGCACAGCTCAACAAATTAAACAAATAAGGAAATCCAAATGCAATCTCGTCAAGATTTAGTAAAAAAATGGGCTCCGATTCTTGAGCACGAAAGTGCTCCAAAGATTCGTGACAACTATCGTAAAGAAGTAACTGCGGTTCTTCTAGAAAACCAAGAGCGTGAAATGGCTAAACAGCGTGAAGCGTTGTTCGAAGCTGCACCAGCTAACGCTGTTGGCTCTTATGGCGACACTGGCGGTTTCGCTAAGTTTGATCCAGTAATGATCAGCTTGGTTCGTCGTGCAATGCCACAAATGATCGCTTATGATGTTTGCGGTGTACAACCAATGACTCAACCAACTGGCTTGATCTTCGCAATGAAGTCACGCTACTCTACTCAAGGTGGTACTGAGGCATTGTTCAACGAAGCTGATACAGACTTCGCTGGTACTGGTACTCACTCTGGTGCTTATGATTTCGGTGGTTCTGAAACTACTGGTACTGGCTTAGCGACTGCCGATGGCGAGCGTTTAGGTCAAGGTGGTTCTGGTGATGGTTCTTTCGGTGCAATGGCTTTCTCTATCGAGAAGACATCTGTAACTGCTAAGACTCGTGCTTTGAAAGCTGAGTACTCAATCGAATTAGCACAAGACATGAAGTCTGTTCATGGTCTTGACGCTGAAGGCGAATTGAGCAACATCCTTTCAACAGAAATTCTTGCTGAAATCAATCGTGAAGTTATCCGTACAATCTACAAGACTGCTAAGCCAGGTGCTCAAGTTGGTGTAACTACTGCTGGTACATTCGACTTAGATACTGACTCTAATGGTCGTTGGTCTGTTGAGAAGTTCAAAGGTCTAATGTTCCAAATCGAACGTGAAGCCAATGCTATCGGTCAACAAACTCGTCGTGGTCGTGGTAACGTGATCATCACTTCAGCTGACGTAGCTTCTGCTTTAGCTATGGCTGGTGTGTTAGATTATTCTTCTGGTTTAACTGGTAAGAATGATTTGACTGTAGATGACACTTCTACTACTTTCGCTGGTATTTTGAATGGCAAGTACAAAGTTTATGTTGACCCATATACTTCAAACGTATCTGCTACTCAGTTCTTCGTTGTTGGCTACAAAGGCGCATCTGCTTTTGACGCTGGCTTGTTCTATTGCCCATATGTTCCATTGCAAATGGTTCGTGCAGTTGATCCTAACAGCTTCCAGCCAAAAATTGGCTTCAAGACTCGTTACGGTCTAGTTGCTAACCCATTCGTTAACTTGGATGACGGCACTGGTGGTCAGGACAACTTGACTGCTGATGTGAACTACTACTACCGTCGTGTTAAGGTTTCTAACCTAATGTAATCGGTTAGTCGGTTTTAAAAAAGCCGACGAAGAAGCGGTACTTTAAGAGGGATCTTCGGATCCCTCT